CACATAAGTTTGTCAAGGGTCTAGAATCAGGCTCACTAACTGTTTCATTCCTAAATGACACAGCAACATCAAACGTACTACAGACACTCAATAATGCATTCGGCACAACTGTTGCTGTAAAGATGGTACAAGCGAAAGTTCCAGTAGTATCGGCAACTAATCCGCTTTACACCTTTGATATCTTAGTCAACAACCTAACACCTATCAACGGCGCGGTTGGCGACATGGCAACACAGGATATTACTTTTACGCTAAACTCTGTAGTTACAAAAGCCGACACCGGCACGTTCTAATTAAGTAAAGGGGCAAAAATGGCAAGAATAATAGTAACAAGGGCTGATGGAACTAAGAGCACACACTCAATAAGTCCATCTGTTGAATATGCATTTGAGCAGCAGTTTCGCAAAGGCTTTCACAAAGCTTTTCGTGAGGATGAAAAGCAAGAGCATATCTATTGGCTTGCATGGGAATGTCTACGCCGCGCAGATGCGCCTGATGTCAAACCTTTTGGCTCAGCGTTTCTAGATACTCTAGCTGCGGTTGATGTGGTGGCAGACGATTCCCCAAATGGCTAACGCGCGATTCCTTTACGTATAGAGTTGCTCAGTTGAGCATTCATACTGGGATCGCGCCTAGCGAGTTTATTAACATGGACACAGATTTGCTCAAGGCTTTTTACGAAGTCTTAAAGCAGCAGGCAAGAGAGCGAGAAAATGCCGGTCGTAGTAGAAGGCGTACCAGAGCTTAAAAAGGCTCTGAAGCAATACGCCCCTGACCTTTTGAAGGAAATGAACGCTGAAATTAAATTGGCGTTAAAAGAAGTTGTAGAAGATGCAAAAAGTAAAGTTCCAATGCAAGCTCCAGGCGGTCTATATAACTGGCAAGATAATGGCGTTGTAAGCAAAAGCCGAACTGGTAGGGCAACTGGCTTTCCTAAATATAATGCGCGTGTTATTCGCAAAGGTTTAACGTATTCTATAGGCCGTAGCAAGCGTAATAGATCTGGCTATGCTGGTTTATTTTCATTGTTTAATAAATCAGCTAGTGGTGCTATTGCTGAAACGGCAGGCCGTGCATCTGGTATGAGTGGAAGTTCACGCAGCCAAAGCAATAACCCTAATGCTGGTTCTATTTTTATTGGCGCAATGAATGGCATTGGGCCAATGAAATCACTTGATCGTAGGCAAAAGAATACGGGCCGCATTCTCTTTGCAGCCTATGCAGAAAACAATGGCAAAGCCCTAGATGCTACTTTTAGAGCTATTGATAAAGCGACAAGACTATTCAAGGAACGCGCCACGCTTAGAAAGGCTGCCTAATGTCTAACATTCGCATTGATATTGCTTCCGAGTTTAAGGATAAAGGATTTAAACAAGCCGACAAAGCAACCGGTGGTCTACAAAGCGGTTTAAAAGAATTAGGTAAAACCTTAGTAGGTGTTTTATCTGTACGTGAGATTTATCAGTTTGGCAAAGCATCACTAAAGGCTTTCACAGAGGATGAGCAAGCTGCTGTACGCTTATCACAAAGCCTAGGCAATTTAGGCTTAGCATTTGAAGATACCCGTGTTTCACAATTTATATCTGAGTTAGAACGCACCAGCGGTGTTTTAGATGATTCGTTGCGACCTGCAATGCAATCGCTATTAATGACCACAGGCTCAGTTACTAAGTCTCAGGATTTATTAAACCTAGCCTTAGAAATGTCGCGCGCTTCAGGCGTTGATGTATCTACAGTAGCTAAAGATTTATCTAAGGCTTATGTCGGTCAGAGCCGTAGCTTATCAAAATATAATACTGGACTTTCCCAAGTAGAATTAAAAACTAAGAGCTTTGGAGAATTGCAAGAATTTCTAAATAAGCAATTTTCTGGACAAAACGCAGCATACCTAGAAACCTTTGGCGGCAAAGTTGACATGCTTAATGTTGCTTATGCCAATATGCAAGAAACAGTAGGAGAAGGTTTAGTAGATGCTTTTGCTATTCTTTCGGGTGATCAAGGTATTGGAGCTGGAACTAAAGCAATGGATATTTTTGCCGATAAAATTGCTGATACGACAAGAGGCATCGCTACGTTAGCTGCAGGCTTTAAAGATCTTGCCAGCTATCGCAGCACACTAGTTGATTTTGTTACAGCCTTGGCGCAAGAGGGAAATTTTTTAAAAGCTGTAGCTTCATTAGGTGAAAAAAATAAACCTTTATTCTTTCCAACGGCAGGTAATCCAGCAGCTCAAGAAGCGGCACGTAAAAAGGCTGAAGCTGAGGCAGCCAAGCGTGCTAAAGAATTATTGGCATTAACAAAAAAGCAAGTCAAGGCGCAACAAGAATTAAACAAAAAGAAAAAAGAAGAAGGCATATTAGGCGATATTGCCAAGCGATTTGATATGGAGCGTATTCAAGTAGCAGCTGCCTTAGGCGGTCAAATTAATGACGTAGAACGCCTACGCTTAGAGCTAATGCAGGCCATTCTTGATGAAGATGTAAAGCGAGCCATTATTCTTGAAGGTCAGTTAATCAAGGCTGAGGCTGAGGCTAAGGAACTAGCTATGTTGCTAGATAGCCTAGATGAAATGGTTGGAGATCCGTTTGCTGATTGGCCTGGCACTATCACACGGATTAAGGAATTACTTAAAACACTTAACATTAAAATACCTATTGAAACCCTATTTGCTGAAAAAGGGTTAAAACTAGACCAAGAAAAGATGACAGTTACCAAGTTAGACCGCATGGATGTAAACGCCAATAATGTTTACATAAATGGTCAACTAGCTAATCAAAATACGGGAATGTCAAGTGCTGGTTGGCCTGAAGAAAAAGAAACACCTGGCACATTGGCACACGCTACAGCAGTTGCAATAAGAGCTGAAGCTGTTGCTGATAATGCAGAAGCTTTACTTGCTGAATCTGAAGCAGCCCTAGCAGCCGCAGAGGCAGCAGCAGCTTTAGCAGCCATTGAAAATGAAGCCAACGCTGCTGCTTTAGATGCTTTATTTGCTAAATTAGGTTTAGATTCTCAGGGAAACCCGGTAACAATAAATGTAACTGTTGAAGGCAACGTAACATCCGCTGAAGATTTGGCTGAGGTAATAACAGACATCCAGTACAACTATCAAAGAACAGGCAAGGGCTTACTGCTCAGCAGTAGGGCAATTTAATGCCAGCACCAACGCTGCGTGTATTTGTTGACTTTGATAGTGATACCGCTTTTGAGATTAACCCCTTAATCTTAGGTAGCGCAACTGAAGGCATACTAGATACCAATACGCTCGGTTCAGGCACGTTGCCTGTTGAGATAACAGACCTAGTTACTAAAGTTGCTATACGCCGTGGTCGCAATCGTTTGACATCTCAGTTTGAGGCTGGCACAGCTAATGTGACTTTATATGATCAAACAGGTGATTGGAATCCGACCAACCCGGCCAGTATCTACTATCCAAACCTTGTTCCTCTTAGGCAGATTATTATCTACGCCACCTATGCCAGCCAAGATTACTTTTTATTCTCAGGTTTTATTAACACATACGACACAGGATTTAGACAAGGCAACGAAGAAGTAAGCACAGTTACCCTTAAGTGCGTAGATGGCTTTAAACTGCTTGCAGGCTCAGGCATAGCAACTGTTACAGGCTCAGGGGTACAAACTTCAGGGGCTAGAGTAAATGCCATCTTAGATGAGATTGAATGGCCTTTAAGCTTGCGTAACGTAGATACAGGTGATTCCACCCTTCAGGCAGACCCAGGCACAGATAGAGATGCCCTTCAGGCGTTGTTTAACGTGGAACAGAGCGAGTTTGGGGGCATCTTCCTAGATGCCAATGGCAAGGTTGATTTCGTAAGCCGTAATGCCCTTATAGCCACGCCAGCGTTCCCGGTCTATGAGTTCAGCGATCAAGGCACAGACATCTCATACACCAATGCAGTAGTAGCGTTTGACGATACCAATCTGGTAAATGATGTGACTATCACACGCCTAGGCGGTACTGCTCAGAATGTATTTGACCAGCCTTCAATTGATAAGTTCTTCCTACATTCAGGCCAGCGTTCAGACATCTTGGTACAGACCAATGCTGAGGCTCTCAGCCAAGCGCAAGGCATCCTAGCGACACGCAAAGACCCTGAGATACGCATAGATAGCATTCAGCTAAATCTTTATGATGATACAAACCCCAATAAGCCATTGGCAGGGGTAGACATAGAATTGCTTGATGGAGTAACAGTTACCAAGACCACCCCAGGCTCTACCAGCGTTGTTCAATCAAGCCTAGTAAATGCTATTCATCACGACATTACCAAGTCATCCTGGATGACTACCCTATACACAACAGA